GAAAGAACTAACTGTCGTAGCAATTTCATCAACGCTTTGACCTTGCTCAACGCTACTTTGTACTGTAAGGGAAATATCTTCTTTCATCGTGTCGGAGTAACTGTTGCTATTTTCTAATGCATGTTCGTTTAAGTAATCTAACGCACGTGGGTTTTGTAAATCAAAACTTGTATCAACACCAGTATCCGCAATTGCATCTTTACCTGACTGTTCCATTACTTTACTCATACCGTCTTTTGTGGCATTAAATAAAAGCCCAACCCAATCTTGATAATTACTAAAGAGAATCCTTACTAATTCATTTGATGGATCTGCTTGCGCTGCTAACCGTTGAATAAATGTTTTATATTGTGGTTTTGGTGCTGATTTGGATTTTTCTAGATTTTTAAGCAGTATTGATTTCAACTTTTCATTAAGTCCTTTAACTACTTCTGTATTATCAATAATTTGTCCCTGAATATATGCGCTTCGCTCTTTAACGTTTATTTTAATCTTGCGTTCTTTTTTATATTTCTTAACCTTTTTCTTTTTAACAAAATCGCTCATTTTGCGAAGCGCACCTTTGTCTTCCGGATCTGGTTTAATACCCTCATCAACATTACTGTTTGCCATTGGCTGATAAAGTGTTGGTACATAAATTTCATCTCCGCCTTCAACAGGCTCAAGACCAATCTGCGCTCGTGCTTCGTTTGGTCGCATATAGTAATTCTTAATACCGCTTTCCCTTACTGCGATTTGTTGCTCTATATTTTCCGGTACCGGATCAGTAAAATTAAATCTCCATTCAGATGATTTAAGGTTAAACAGAGGTAAATAAAACTCATTAAGCTTTGTAACAAAAAACTTCATTTTGGGCTTAATGACGTATTTCGCAAATACATATTCAGTCGCTTGAGCGCTGGCAAAATTAACATCTTCAGAAATACCAAGAATTGTTTTAGGGACCCGAAAAATAGCTAATATTTCATCGCGAATATCTTTGCGACCATCGCTAAACTGCATATCTCTTGCTGTTTGGCCAACAAGCGTGTACTTTAAATTTCCTTCAAGAATGGCGAGTTTGTTTGAGTTTTGTACGCCTTTAAATTTTGCATCCCAGTTAGCTTTTATGCGGTCATATGCTTCTTGATTGAGCGTTCCTTCTGAAGAAAGAATTGCGCTAGGTATAGCACTATTACCAAAAAAGTTGCGCTGCCATTCGCTAGCAAAGGTATCCGTATCAATTGCCAATGCTGCTGCTTCTACAGTTCCCATACCTCGATAGGGGTTAAGTGGGTGAAAGCGTTTAAAGTGAATTATTTCATTTGGCTCAATGGGTACTTTTTCGCCAATTTCGTTAGTAAACACGTAACCGGATATAAAGTCTTTTCTGGATTTAACTACCTGTACTCTGGTGGGATCGAGCTGCCAGATTTCTGCAACTTTGTTGTTGCCTGATCGTGGTAAATACCAAAAACTATTACCATGCAGTTCTTGATATGCAGCATAGCCATATATTAGCTCGTAAAAACTTTGGAAATCATTAACATGATGAATTAAATCAAGCGCAGGGTTTGTATCATCAGGGTTTAAGTCCTGCCAGCCATCTTTAGTGTTTTGCTGAAGTTTTAGTTCAATATCTGCGATGCGCTCAGCGATTGCGTTTGCGCATGCATAGACCCAACCTTTATAAGCTTTTAAAAATTCTTTCTCACCCATTTTGGGCATAGACGTAGAATTAAAAAAACCAAATATAGCTGGGTTTGCTTGCTTGGTATCGGCAATGAATAACTTTTTAAAACCATCAAATAGAGACATATGCTATGTAATTCTATTGAGATTTAGCTTGTTTCTTATACAAATTAATCTTATGATATATATATCTATTGACAATATATCCATTTGTGATATAATACTTTTATATGAGTAAAACTAAAGCTTTTTCCAATTCAAATATGCCTTTAACTCCTCCAATTTTTTACATTCTCCTTGCGCTTGCTACTAAAGAACGTCATGGATACGACATTATGAAACAGGTAGAAAATGACTCACAGAACAAAGTAAAACTCGGAGCGGGTACATTATATGGTGCGATCAAACGTATGCTTGAGGATAAACTCATTGTTGAAGTGGATACTACTCATGCAAGACGAAAGTATTACAAACTTACTGAAAAAGGCAGGGCAATTTTTTCTAATGAACTTCAAAGATACAATGAAGCGATAGAATTAGCAAAACAGAAAAATCTCTTTGCGAAACCTTTGGTAGCAAAACTTGCACTTTCTTATGTATAAAACAGTAACATTACCAGTATCAACAAATGCAGAAAAACTATTTAACTTTTTTTTGCTTTTTTATCCTGAGCAATATAGGAAAAAGTACGGACAGGAAATGCTTATGCTTTTCCATGATATGTATCAAGAAGAATTAGAGAAAAAAGGCAATATAGGAGTAGAGTTTTGGTTTTCTCAAGTCGGTGATATGACAAAAAGCGTTATCGAACAGCATATAGATATGATTGGAAAACAAGGTATGAAAAAATATTTACAAAATACATTGCATATCAATAAATACAATATGGTAAGTGGTATTTTTCTTTTACCAATTTTCTTCATGACTCTTACCGAAATTATTTCTCGTATTGCTCAGGGTGACCTGATACATTACAATCGACCTGTTTATGCATTTCTCTCTCATACTCCACTATATTGGACACCTGTACTATTTACGTGGGTAATCCTCTTTCCGCTAGTTGCCGCTCTCATTAGTTTCATTCCATTAGTTAAAGCTATCTCTAAAAAGAACGTGTCAATATTTAGTTTTGCTTTTTTAAAGAAAAATACAATAACGATTGGAATCCTCTTGATAGGGTTCGGATTTATTGCACTTATTAAATTACATGATTTTATGCCATGCATGTTTTATGGAATAACTCATTTTGGGTTTGGACAGTTTAACCATATAGTTTCAGTTTGTAGAAAGGCATAAACGTATGAAGGTATCTAAAATAACATTTGCAATCAGTTTCATTATTTTCATCGTCCTTATCATGCTAGTTGGACGCTTTGCCTATTCTATTGGTCAGCATAACGCAAACCTTACAGTAAAAGAAGCGACACCTAAACAACTTGCAGAAGCAATGCAAAGCGATAATTTTTATGGAGAATATACAAAAACCATGCTTCTTGTGAATGGAACAGTAAAAACTGTAACACAACAAAACGCAGATACTATTCTACAGTTTGAGGTAACTAATTCGCCAACTGCACTCGGAAAAGTAGCATGTGATTTAAGAAGTAATCAAGAAGCAATTAAGGTAGGAGATACTATTCGTGTACTCACAGTTGCCTATGATGCAGAGCGCAAAAACACTGCTGATGTATTTATGCCCAGTTGCTATTTACTGAAACAATAGACATGTATTCAGAGCATTACAGCAATCGTATGTTTGGCTGAGGTTTTGGAGCAGAGAATGTAAGCATAAAAGCTTCCGCAAAGTCCGGTGATTTCCCAGTCCTTTGTTTTAAATCTTGTTTTGATTCAATTTGAAGCACCTTGTCTGTTGAAACTTTATATTTTATCCACGTTAGCTGATGCCACTCATTGCGTTTTAAAATCTTACCGCCTGCTTTAACCCATTGTTGAGCAAGCCAGTAGTTTTCCGCTTTGACATTTTTATACTTTGTTTTGTCCTGAGGAGTTTCACCAACACTTATGCCATTGACGTTATAGCCCATTTCAATAAGTCTGTCCGTAACACCACGGCCAATACCTATATCATCAATATAAACTTCTTCCGGTAAGAGCAACCTCTTTTTTATACTATTAACAGACAGCGTATATTCGTCTATAAGGCGCACTACCTCATTAACATTAGTCATTGTGTCGTTTGACCGATTCATGCTCTCTACCCATGATTGATCACCTTGTCTAAAGGTAAATACGTTATAGTCGCCACCGCCACCAACATCTACACCTAGCTTTAAACGTTGATTTTTGTTTATTTCTAATGTTCCTACAAACGCTGCTTCTAAAGCATCGGTTGTAATAAGCTGTCTGTAGCCTTTTGAGTCAATCGTTTCTTCATCTGGAAATCTACATTCATAAAACACATCAAAAAACGCTTCTTGCCGCATTTCTTCAATAAACTCCGGAGAATATCTACCCTCTTCAAGCCCAACCTGATAATCAATAAAAACCTTATTATAATTGTCATCATGCCAAGTGCGATAAAAGTGATTCCTATAAAACGGATTGCCTATTTCTAAAAGAAACGTTTCTTTATATGGATAACCGCCAAGCATTCTTTTAACAGTAGCGTATAAAGGGTCATCAATAAGTGAGCTTTCATCAAGAATAAGTCTATGTCCGCCAAAACCTAATGCAGCTTCAATATTACGTTTACTATTTCTAGCATCAAGGGTAAGGATCATAATGCCACCGCCTTCTTTAAATGTTAGGTGATTTCTGCTTCTCTCACGCCTCAACCGATCAAGTGTTACGTTGTTTTCTAACTCTAATCGCTCAGTAAAAAGGGGAGCGTCAAAAGCATGATCAATAACATAACCCATAATTATTTGTGCTTTTTTCTCAGAGGGTGCAAGAATGATAAATCGTTCTTTTTTTACAATCGCTCTTAATAACACAGCTAGTGCAACCGTTAGCGATTTGCCGTACTGCGTTGGTGCGATTATTTGATTACGGGGGTGTTCAGTATAAAAAATAAGATCAAAAATTCTCTGCTGATTTGTTGACAGTTTAATTGGTTTTCCGTTCAGTTGGAAGTAAATTTCCGTTAGTGTTTTCATGCGAATCAACTATTTCTCGTAAAAGCTTTAACTCTTCATTTTCTTTTTCCTCTATGTGTTCAACTTCTGTGCGTTTTGAGAAATCATCTTTCTCTTGTGTTTCTAACCATTCCATTGACGCTTTTATGTCGCCTTTTTTTATTGCTTCAACAAGGTTGCGTCTTGCTGCAGCATTTACAAGAGTTCGCTCACGCTCAACTCTGTTGCGAAAATCCTCATCTTCTACGTAATAATCATGCAGCTGACGATAGGGAATTTCAGCGTAAAGACAAGCTTTATGAAGCGAATAGCCTAACTGTAAATAGGGTTGAATTTTCGCAAAATAATCATCAACGTCTATTTTTGGTCTTCCTACCTTTTTTATATCTTCGCTGTCGCTGTTTCCCATTCGTTCTCCTTTCCTATAGACTTTGCATAGCGTTTTCGGATAACATCACAAAAGCGTGGATCAAGTTCTATGGTGTAACAAATTCTATCGAGTTGCTCGCAGGTCATAAGCGTACTACCACTTCCAGCAAACGGGTCCAGAATAATATCTCCCTTTTTAGACGATTTTAGTATTGCGTTTTTTATTAGTTCTATCGGTTTCTGCGTTGGGTGTCCTCTCTCAGATACTTTGTCACGTCTTACTTGCCAAACATCTGCAACTTCTGACATACCTGAAAAGAAGTAATGGTTTTTATCTTTTTTCCATCCATGAACACAAGGCTCAAACATCCGGTGAAAATCTTGACTTTGTGCTATAACAAAATTTTCTTTCACCCAAATAATATTCTGGCTAAAATACCATCCTGCTTGTATAAGTAAGTTACGAAGTAATGGCATCCATTTATCAGAAAACCAGATATAAAATGGTGCTTCATCTTTTGAAAATAGATACACGTTTTCTAGAAACATGAGAATAAACTGCGCATATTCATCAGCAGATAATTTATCGCTAAAAATAGGTTTAAATTTCATTTTCGTTGTATCGGCTTTAGTATTGTGAATATGATCAAACTTTGAAGTGTAATCGTAGTTGACGTTATAAGGAGGATCCGTGTGTACTAAATCTACTTTCTTTCCCTGCAGAAGCTTTTCGTAATCTTCTATTTTTGTTGCATCACCGCAAAGTAGAAAATGTCGTCCTAATTGGTATAACTCACCTTGTTTACTTATTGCTTCACCTTCTGCAACTTCTGGCACTTCTTCCTCGTCTTCCAACGGTTTCAGTTTATCTAACAAATCCCCTAAGTTTAGCGGTTCTCGTAAATCAACGCTAAAATCAGACCACTCTATGTTGTAGTTTGGAAGAAGGTTTGCAAGTAAATCGCTATCATAAAATCCTGCACGATCATTATCAGAGAGTGCGTATTCCAACATTTGATTTTCATCTTTTGGTTGTACAATACTTACCCAGATATTCGTAATGCCTAACTCTTTATAAGCTTTCAATCGCATATTACCTCCAATGACCATGCCATCAGCGGTAATAATAAGCGGCTTATACTGTCCAAGCTTTTGTATTTGCTTTTTTAGTCGCTCAAAATCTTTTTTAGTAATACTGCGTGGGTTTTTCTCCCATTCTCGCAGTTTTTCTATTGACCAATATTCTTTATTGTTTTCCATATGTTGTTACTTTCTACATTTCGAAATCTCTATTTGATTTCAACCGTTCTCTCATCCTGAGTACTATTTGATGAACCGCTTGTAGTGAAATCATCAGATGCAATGCTGTTTCTTTTCTACTCATTCCAAGCTCTGCTAAGCAAAACACAACTTGTTTCTGTCGATCTGTCAGAAACGTTAGATAATATCTTTTTGTAAATCGACTATAGCTTTCAAGTTCTTCTTGACCATCATCACCCAGCTCCCATCCGGCATCTTCCATAGCTGTTAATGAAATATGCGTAACTGGAATTTTAATCGTTCTCATGCTGCTGCAATAACTGATTGATCCTTTCTACTGTTATTCGTAAATGGAGAAAAAGATAGTTTTTTTCTTCTATGGAGTAATCTGTAAAATTAAGGTCTGCCAGCTGTCCTAAAAGCAGATTGTTACTATCTATAATAGTAGATATATCTAAGGGCTTATTTTCCTGTGGTTTTTTTTCAGTTTGCGGTAACTCTCGCTTTTCAACGTATTTTCTAAATGCTTTACTGTCAAGTTTCTTTTCTACTGCGTCTTTTAGTAACGTTTCCTGTTCTTCTGCATCTAAACCTGCAATAGTTTTATGATGATCAAAGCTTAATTTGTCTCGGCGCCGAGACAAATCGACTCGTGCAGCAATCCACTTATCATCTCGTAATGTTTGGTAGTTATACCCAGTTTGTTCTATTGCTTCAAGATATTTTTCTCCCCATTGTCTTTCACCATAATTAAGCCAATCACCAATCCAGAAATGGACTGCGCCTTTTGCTTTATTTATAAACTCTCCGCATTCTAACCATTGCTCAAAATCAGGAGTACCAACAGGTTCAAGTCCATTTTTCCGAAGAACAAATGAAGCGTAAACAATTTCTTTATTTTCCGTTAGTGAAATTAAATCATTCATATATGTATTAACTTTTCTCTCCGCATCTCGTGCAAAATGCTTTCTTCCAGCTATACACTTCTATATCTGCTCCGCAACATATTGAAGTTCCTTGTAAAAATCGAATTATTTTAACTAATAAACTCATATTCTTATTTTTCCCTTTGCGGGAAGATCACCAGCAACGTGTAGAAGAAAACCCCCTACAGATCTTTCAGCCAGTAATCCCCTTGCATAAGGAAAAATCTCCACGAAAAAAGCGGTTATCTCTTACGCACAAGACATTTAACTTATGTGTAAAAGATAACCGCTACGATTTAATTTCCTTTATTGGCTACAAATCAATTTCGGTGTTTTCCTTATTTTTACTGCTTAATATATTAAATAACATTTGTAAGTTAATTTCAACATTTAAAATGATACTTGATCCCATCTTATTGATAATAAGTTTTGCAGGAAGTATTGTTTTTCCTTCTGGTAATAATATGTCTTTTTCTTTATTCTTACTTTTCATTTTTGTTTTATGTGATGTGTTTTTGGAAATTCTCCTGTAATCCATTCTCGTAAATGTAAAAAAAGTATTTAATTTTTTCTTCGCTTGAAAGTTGGTTTGGATAGTCAATTAAGTAAGAATATGCTTGTTCTAAATTCTTTATTTTACGACCCAAATCAGCTTGTTTGAACACTTTTAACCATCGAGGTTTTAAATTATCAGTTAGGGTAATGTGAAGCTTCTCAGCATACCGAAATGCTTTGTCCTGCCATTGTTTTGTTATGCCGTTACTGGTA